TTTCACGCCGCACGATCGTGAACAGTGCCGGGAGCGCCTGTCAGGTCGCCCGGCCCGGCAGCTTGAACCCGCCCTGCCAGTTGTTGCTCGCCTTCTTAAGCTGCGCCGACTGGAGTTTCGACAGGAGCTCGTTCTCGGTGACGACGGACCCCTGGACGGTGACGTTGATGATCGTCTGACCGCCCCCGCCCCGCCCCCCGGAGGCGTGGCCGTAGTCCAGCCCCGGGTGCGCCCCGGACAGCCTTGACCCGAGCCGGTTCCCCATCCGCCCTACCGCCGCCTCCGCGACTCCCGACCCGGCGTCCACGCCAAGCGCGACACCCTGCGGGATCGTCAGGCCGACCTCGGCCATCACCAGCGACGGAGACTTGGACTTCAGCGCCCCCCGGATCGCGTTCACCATCACCGACGCGAGCTGCTTCATGGCCTTCTCGACGTTCCCGAGCTGGGACTTCAGGCCGGCGGCGAGACCCTGCCCGGCGTCGACCCCGGCCTGGTACATGGGGCCGGCGCCTTCGGTGCCGAGCTTCGCGGCGGACGCGTGGATCTGCGCCTGGAGCTTGTTCAGCTCCGCGACCGCGCTCTTGCCGCCGGACAGGATGCCCGCGGCGACCGGCGACCCGGACGCGGCACCAGACTGGATGATCTGGTTCAGGCTGGTGGCGTTCAGGCCCGCCTTTTTCAGCTGCCCGACCTGGGACGCGAACTGGGCTGCCTGCTGCGCCTGGTACTGCTGCCCCTGGATGATCGCGTACGACGAGAGGGGTTCGGTGGCGCCGGGCGGCTGGGCGCTGGTCGCGTTCATGATCGACGCGCCGCCGATAGCGGCCTGCGCGATCTGCTGCGCGTCGGTGATCTCGGTTTCCAGCTTCGTCCGCTGCGCGGCCAGGGTCGTCAGCTTGGACTGGTCGGCCTTGAGGAGTTTTGTCAGGCCCGTGTCACCCTTGGGGACGTCAGCGAGGAGCTTCGCCGTGGTCTGGTCGATGCTCGTGATATCCGCGGCCTTGGCGACGTTCTTCCCTATCGCGGTCGCGGCGGCGTCCACCGCGGACTTGCCGCCTTCCAGGCCGAGGACCAGGCCAGCCACCGCGGCCTGGCCGATCTTCTCAGTCTTCTTCGACGGGGACTTGATCACCAGCGCGTTTGCCATCGCCGCTTCGACCTGGGAGGCTACGGCATTAGCGGCATTGACGGCAGCCCCGGCGTTTTGCTGGATCCCGGATGCCAGCCCGTTATCAATAGCGGCGCCGTCCGCTGCCGCCTTCGCCTTCGCCGCGGCGAGGGCCTCCATGTTCGGCGCGGCCATCAAGGCCGGCTGCTGGAGAGGCGTCTGGACAGCCGCGTGGATCCCCGCCGCCGACTGCGCCGCCCTGGCCTTAGCGGCGGCAAGCGCGGACATCTCCGGGGGCTGGACCTTAGCCGGCACCTTGGCCTGGTTCAGCGCCGCGTTGATCCGGTTCATGTCGGCCTGGACCGTGGCCTTGGCTCGCTCCAGCGGCGACAGGTCCGGGGCGGGGAGGTGCGCGGCTTTCCCCGCCGAGATGTCCTTGTTGATCTGGTTCATGGCGGCCTGGACTTTGGCTTTCGCCGCTTCCAGGGACGACACGTCAGGCGGAGGGATCTTCGCCGGGGTGCTGATCGTCGTGCCGCCGAACCGAGCCGCCTGCGCCGCTGTCGAGCCCCGCGGGAGCCCGGCCGGCGCGGCCGGGGCCGGGCCCGTGTGGAATAGCCGCTCGTACGGAGCCCAGCTCGTCAGCCAGTTCCCGGCGCTCGTCTTGTCCTTGGGGCCGGGCATCCCGAACGGGTTCTCCCACCAGTTCTTCCCGCCCGGCCCGGACGGGAGGGACTGCAGGATCGACTTCACGATCTCTACCGCGAGCAGCGCCCCGAGGCCCTTCCCGAGCACGCCCCCGAGGCCGCCTTTGGCGCTCCCTAGACCCGCCGCTGCCTTGTCCCCGGCCACCCCGGCGGCGTCCATCCCGAGCGCGGCCTTGTCCCCGGCGGCACCCGCCGCGTCTTCCCCGATCGCCGCGGCATCACCCGCCCCGGCCAGCTTGTCCAGCGCGGCAGCGGCAGCATCGCCGGACGCGGCAACCTTGTCCAGTCCGCCGGCTGCGGCAGCCGCCCCGGTAACTGCCGGCCCCTGGCCGATATTCGCCAACTTGCCCAGGCCGGGAATCTGCAGGAACTGCGAGACCTTGCCGACACCCCGCAACAGCGACTCACCTGTTGAGAACGCCGACTCGATCCCGCCGACCAGCTTCTTCCCCGCGAACAACGCCGCCAGCCCGCCGAACGTCGCCGCCAGCGCCGACGCCCCCGCCTTGCTCCCGTTGATCGCCGCGAGGATCTTATTCACGACCCCCAGCGCCGAGTTGAACGCCGGCAGCAGCTCCGTCCCGAACCCGGTAGCAGCGGCCTGGAACCCCGCGACGCTCTCTTTCCACTTCTGCGCCGGAGTCGCCTGAGTCGCCGCCCACGCTTTATTGAAATTGTTCGCGCCGGCCGTGAGCGCCGGGTACTTCGACTGGAGCCGGTCCATCTGCTCCATCAGCAGCGACAGGCCGACGCCGGCTTTCTTCCCGAACAGGTCGGTGATGACCTGGCCCTCGTTCTTCGCCGTGATCCCGTGCGCCTTGAACCGGGCCTGGAGGTCATCTAGCGCCTTGAGCAGGCCGCCTTTCTGCATGTCATTGGCGAGGGTGTTCGAGGTGAGGCCGAGGGCCTTCAGTTCGGTCTTCGCTGACGCCGCAGGGACAGCCAGCGCCTGCACCGCCATCCGCAGGTCAGTCCCGGCTTTCGCACCACGGATGTTGTTGTCACCATATACGGCGAGTGCAGCTCCGACGTCCTTTATCGAAAGCCCGTAGCCCTTCACGCTAGCAACCGCGCCGGTCCCGAACGCCTCAGCCAGATCCTGCATTGACATGTCGCCGGAACCCACGGTGGCGTTCAGGACGCCCATCGCCTGCTGGTAGTTCTTCACCCCCGGGATGCCGCTGGCGATGGCAGCGGTGAGGGCGTTGGTGACGTCGACCATGTTGGCGTGGCCGACCGTCGCGCCTTCCGCCGCGACCTTCACGGCGTTCAGCATGTTCGGGACCGTCGACCCCATCGACGCCATGTTCGACGCCACATGGTAGGCGGACTCCGCGACGCTGCTCAGCGACTGCCCGGTGGTCGTGGAGATCTCCAGGACACCCTGGGACATCTGCTTGACCTTCGGCATGGACACGCCGGCCTGCGTGTTCAAAAGCAGCATCTGCGACTGGAATTTCATCGCCTTGTCGATGCCGTACGCGGCGGCGACACCGAGGCCGAGGAGGGCGACTTTGGCGGCTTTCCAGCCGCCCGCGCCGGCCTCTGCTGCCGTCGCGCCGGCCGTCGCGCCTGATGCTGCCTGCCGGTCCAGCGCGGCCCCGGCCGCGTCGGCAGCTTCCGCGAGCCGGCCCGAGGCGGCTGCGGCCTCGTCCGCGCCCGCGGCGGCACCGGACAGTGACCCCTCCGCCGTGGCCGCCGCCTCATCCAGCCGCTCAAGCCCCGCCGCGGCCGGGGCAGCTGCCGCGCCGATCCGGTCCAGCGACGCAGCCGCCCGGTCCGCCGCCGTCGAGATCGACGCCGCCGCCTTGTCCATGGACGCGGCGAGCTTGTCCGCCCCACCGCCGCCCAGCCCCGAGGTGAGCTTGGCCTGGAAATCAGCCCATTTCCCGGCCGCGTTCTCAAGAGCGGACGTGAACTCTTTCAGTCCCGCGATACCCGGGCCGGCATCAACGGAAATCGTCTCGTTGATGTCACCCACGCCGGCTCACCCCCGGTCGGGTCGGGTCAGCGGCAGCCTTGACGTGGTAGCTCCACATGCCGTAGAGTGGAGCTACCACCTAGAGAGGGGGCGTGAAATGCGCAGCTCCGCAAGCAGCTACGGATATGAGGTCGCCTACGGCGACAACGGCGAGACGCTTTACATGGTCGGTGACGAGTACGTGACTGAGCAGGAGGCGGCCGAGTACGCCCAATGGGAAGCCGACGAGGCGTATGCCGCCGGCGACCCCGACGCATACGACGGCTACCCGGCAGCTATCGCCCCGGTAAGGCCCGACGCCGATGTCAGGTGACCGGCACCGCGAGAAGCCGCTCAGCCTGCGCCTAGGGGCTGAGCGGCAGCGGCTCGAGGACTACGCCCGCACCACCGGCCAGCCTGTCCGCCGCGTCATCGCAGACGCCGTGAAGGCATGGCTAGACCGGCAAGAGCGCAGCGACGGAGCCGGTGCCTAAAGCCCCTCGAAGAACGTCTGCGCCCGCATCTTGATCGCGACCTGCACGGGTCCGACAGCGGCGGCGTGCGCCCGCTCCACGTAATGCGACCCGGCCTGCGTCACCGACCGGCCGAAGAACCCCACCTCAGGAGTCCCCAACACGCGCGCCCGGCGGACCGTGATCGTCCCGCCGAAATTCCTGAAATGCGCGTACACCGTGTTAGGGCTGACGACAGCCTCGGCGTACGACCCGCCGCCCCTGACCGCCTTCACCGCCTCAGACTCCCGCAGCCGCCCCGACCGGACCGGCGTGACCGATCGCTCAATAGGCAGGAACGCCCGCGCCCCCGCCGCCGCGCAGTCCCGGGCCATCGACGCCTCAGCCCGGTCCGCCGCCGCCTTGAACCGCGCGGCAGCCTCAGCGAAGTTCACCGCTCACCTCTCCCTGCGCCGCTCATCGATCCCGTGCAGAACCTCAGCCACCATCGGGAGGTAATTAGCCACCTTCAGCGGGATATCCCTCGGGGTCTGCGGATGCACCCGGCCCCGCACGATCCACACGCAATGCCGGATCGTCCCCGCCCCGATCGGCGCCGGAGCACACACGCAGCTCCCCGAAAGGTAGGCGTAAAGATGCGCGCCTATCCCTGATTCTCTTTTGGGACAGTCCCGTTCAGGGCCTCGAAAACCGGTTCCAGCGCGTCGCGGAGCACGTTCGACGCGAGCAGCGGCAGCGGCTTCGGCAACGGCAGCCCGAACGACGAATCCGTCACCATCCAGCTTTCCACCAGTTCCCGGATCGGCGTGGTGTCCCTCCGGGTCAGCCTGACCGGCGCCTCGTCCAGCGGGTCCGGCATCACCGCAGGATTCGCCGGGGGCATCGCAGCCTGCTCGGCGCGTTTCTTCTCCCGCACCTCATCGGCCAGATCCAGGTATTCCTCCTGGTGGTCGCTGGTGAGGTCTTTCAGGTCCCGGAGGTCGAACCAGCCGCCGCCATCGGGGACCTCGACACGCTTCATACAGGCTCGCTTTCATGCACGGGAAAGGCCCGGGAATGACATTCCGGGCCGGTAGAATAAAGGGACGAGACGGCTTCTGGCCTGCACTAATAGCCGGGGACCGCGTTCACCAGCGTAATGCTGCACGGGCTTCTTCCGCCACTATTTCCGGCGTTCGTGGTGTTAGCAATGAACTCCCCCGAGGCGTCGTAGCCCCAGAAAACTTTGTCGGCGGCCATGGGCGTTTGCTTGTAGGCCGCCTGGTTGGCGTTGAGGGTGAATGACACCTGACTCGCGCCGGCGAGCCCGTTGCTGATCGTCCACGCCAGGGTGGGCTGGGTGTTGTTCAGCATGTTGTTCAGCGCGGACTCATCCAGCGCCGGGGAGTACATGAGCTTGAACGTGGCGTCGAGGTTGCCGCGGCCGATGAGATAGGGATCCTGCACCCCGTCAGCGGTGGGGATCACGTCGAGCTCGCGGGTGAGGGTGCATGACCACTCGGTGATGTCGTTGACCTGGCTGGACGCGACCGAGGTTGTCGACTTCCAGGCGGGGATCATCCGGACCGCGGAGAACGACGGGGTGGGGTTGAACGCGGGGTAGGCCTTCTTGTACGTCGTGACCTTCCCGGACCAGGTGAGGACCCCGGACGCCTTGCCGTTGATCGTGATCTCGCTCATGCAGCCGTAGAGGAACTGCCACGCGTTGTTGTTGCCGCTTCCGGGGATGCCCGTCCTGTGGATGAACGTGTGAGACGGCCCCTGCCCGGTCGTGACCCCGGTCGACCCGTAGGGGTTGAGCAGGCTGAACGTGTTGGTGAACGGCGCGACGACGGTCGTTATGGTGGTCGTGGTGCCGTGGGTGAACCGCAGCGGCGTCGCCGGGTTGATGCTGATCGTCGTCCCGGTGGAGCCGGTGGTGACGGTCACGACCTCGCTGTTGGTGGCGGTGTCGACCTGGATGAACGTCCCGGACACTGCGGTTGACCCGGCGCTGACCGAGATGACAGTCCCGCCTGCCGTGGGCGGTGCGCTGCTCGTCCACGTCGGCGTGGTCCCGGTCCCCGTCGTGACGAGATCGCCCATGAGGTTGAACAGGAAGTGGCCGAACGTGTCGCCGTACAGCGGGGATTCCTTGATCTCCGACTCAGCCCAGTAGGGGCCTTCCTGCAAATCGTGGGTTTTCACGAAGTCGCCCCACATCGAGCCGTCTTCCACCCACGTGACCTTGTTGTCCGGCATGAACCCGACGACGGGGACGGACACGAACGCGGTCTGGGACGGGGCGGACCCGAAGGCGGCTTCCTTGCCGACCTGGAGGAGCTGCTCGCAGATCGGGTACACAGATGTTGGCACTGCGACCATTTGTCAGCCCTCCAGGGGTTCGGTGTCGCTGTCGTCGCCGGGGTGGTCTTCCTCGCCCGGGGGCAGCGCCCACGCCGGGATCTCAGGGGCAGGCTCAGGCTCGTCCTCGTCTGCCTCGTCGTCGGCGGGGACCCACCGGCCGTCAGGCGGCCAGTCCAGCTCGCGCTTGTCGCCGGGTTCCACGTCGCCGACATGGGCGCCGCGCGCGTCGCGGAGCCCGGGATAGTTGCGGCCGATGGCGTCGGCGAAGCGGTACAAGGGCATGCGGGGACCTCCAGGCGGCAGCGAGGGGAGTCAGGCTTGGATGACCTCGATCAGCGGCAGCGTCAGCATCGCGTCGTACCGGAGATACCGCTGGTCAGCCACGGAATTAACCGTGATCTGGTACTGCTGCGTCTCGCCGACGTTGGCTAGCTGTGTCTGCTGCCCCGTCCACGGGTCCGTGAGGTACTCGTCCGGGTTCGGCGTGTCAGTCCGCAAGGCGAACATGATGGCGTCGACCATGCCGGGGAACAGGGTGTCGGCGT